AAGTTAAGGCACACTTTATGCTTATAGTCCCCGGCATGACCAACGCCCGCATTCTAACAGGGATTAACGAACCGCACGCGGGTAATATCTTGGAGGCTGTAGCATCATCTACGCGTACGCACGTTCCGCCTCCGCAGAATTATTCGTGACGCGAAATTGGCGCAATGCGGAAGGCGAGATACGATTGCGCTGTACCCGCATAACTACCACTCGGAACAAGAGCGAAATATCGCGCGAAGGGGGCCAACGCAGTGCGCCGCATCCATTGGACCCAGCCTTAGAAAGCACACGCTGTCTGCAAGCGTGTTAACACAAAAGGACACGACATGAGCGACGCGCCAGACAGGCTATCAATCAAGTTCGAAACGCACGTAGGTTTTTTCACGCAAAAGTCTGATGGCGTTGAATACATCCGCGCCGACATAGCAGAGGCCCGCATTGCCGAACTGGAAGCGCGCCCGGTGAAGGTCAAGCCGCTGGAGTGGGAGAAAACTGGCAATGCCGCATCTGAGATACAGGCGCAAAATTATACTGGTATTTGGGTTATATACGAGAACTGCTGCGATGGCTGGACTTTGGACACCGGTGAGCACGTCTGCCCTTACGATGAAGTTGACAAAGCCAAAGCCGCAGCCCAAGCCGATTACGAGCGCCGCATCAAAGACGCACTGGAGACACCCGATGACCAATGACGCGGCGCAATCCCGCATCGCGGCAGAGGAACCAACACAGTACGGTGCGCCCCCTGCAATCAGATTAGAAAGAGACTGAAATGACTGAGCAACCGATTAGAATAATCATTTCCACACAACCCAAAAGCAAGCCTTGGTGGCGTCTGTTTGTGGTATCTGCTTTGCAAATCGTAGTTATCGGTGTGGGCGTCTTTGCCGATAGCGCGGCCATGCAATGGGCGGGTTTTGTCGGGCTTATATTCCTCTTTTTTTGCGGCGTGATTATTTCTACGACTCTTGGCGCAAACAAAGCCCTGTCGGTAGACGAAGCGCGCGTCAGACTGGATCAATTGCAGGCGCTAGAGCGCGCTTCGCAGGTACGGCGTCGTTGGTGATAAGATAGCTTAAACATAAGTACCAGTAAGATGCAAAACACTACAATCGATTGTACGACTGCGTTAAACTACTTCTACAGCCCACAGCAAAGGACGTAACATGATAAGCACTAAACTAGAGGTTCAATACGCGATGGAGTGTTCACACTGCGATAACCGCATCGATGTTGTAGCTCCAATGAATAAAAGCAAGACAGCGCTTACCGACTTGCGTAAGAAGGTCGAAGCATCGGCTTGGGAAGAACTCAAATTGGGTAAACGTTCGGTAGGGTTGATATGCCCCGTATGCGTAAAAACTATGTACGAGGAAGACGAGGACGACAATGCGGAAACTTCCGAAACCGAAGAAACTCAGAAAGAGCCGGAGCAGGTCGGTAAAGTCGTGTCGCTCACAGCTAAGGGCTAACGACTTCCTATGTACGGTACCTGCGGCCTTCCCGCCAGAGGTTGCCCGTACTATCTACGACATTGACTTCAAACCTGTACTAGACGTAACAGAGGGTAAATTTGTCCGTTACGGAGAGCCTTGTTTTGGCAAGGGCGCTCTGTCTCTACTTTTGGCCGAAGCTTACCGAGGGTGCGGGTATCTTTCCCACGCGTCAGATATTAACCCTGAACGCGCGCCAGAAGGGGTGCGCGTTAGGGCGCTAGACGCCCGTACGTTGACAGTGGGCGACCTCGAAGAAGGCGTTGACGTATGGGTAACGAATACGCCGTGGCACCGCACCCATTTGTTCCCTATTATAGATAATCTCACAAAAATAGCACCACTTTGGTGCGTGCTCCCTGCCGAGTTCTCACAACGTCGTAAGAGTTATGAGTATATGTGCCGTTGTACTCACATACTGCCCATAGGTCCTGTGCAGTTTAGAGCGACAAAAACGAGTAATGGTTATTTCTGCTATTCGTGGTACCGTTTCACAGGTCACGCGAATAACTCGCCCCCTATGTTTATTCCAAGACTGCCGCAGTCAGTGAAAAAAGGAACACTAGATGCCTATTAAAAAGAGAGACGGAACAACTCATTTTTGTATAATTAAAAATTACTATGTTGACAGTAAGGGTTATAAAATTACTACGTTCATAGGAACTGGTATGCTTCGGGTGCGCGAAGGTTTAGCGCTTATAGAAGGGCGGTGGGTTCCCGCCGAAAAAGTAAACCCAGAGCATCGCGGGGGTGCGGAGTATGAGATATGGTTAGAAGGCGACAGATAAACACACCTAGGCGTAAGGCTTTAAATCTTAAAACGAAGCAGAAGTTATGTCTTAATCTTTGGACTATAACTCAAGATGACCTACTTTCCATGTCTAGGAAACAGCTATTGGCTTTAGCTTGTACTTTAGAGCTTACGGTGCCGCGCAAGAAACGCGACGGTAGGGTCGTTTACGTTAGCGCCCATTGTGTTAAATCGAACGATCTACGTTATCATATTATGAATAAGCTTGTGGAACTGAGAGAAGCCGATAGTAAGCTACTTACGCCCGAAGAAAAACGTAAAATAACACTAGCTGTAACAGCTAACCAGTCGGGCCACAACGCCCATATCGGCCCCGGCGAGCCTTTTGGCCGTAAGCGTCAATAGGTAGTGCGTTACAATCGATTACACTCGTATTGAGCTAAAATCGTATGGACGAAAAGTCCCCAATATGCTAAGCATAACCTACTCAAACCTTTAACATAAACGGACTACACATGAACATACCTGACACTCACCCTGACGAAAATTTCTACTGCAAAAAGGGAAAACTCGGCTGGGTGTTTTACGACAGCAGTGATGCGATACACACAGAGCCGACTCTGGCAGAAGCCAGAGTGTGGTTAAAAACTTACTTTGAGCGATGCCAGCAATACTTAAAAGAAGGGGAAACCGTTGAACTATCTTGCGCCTTTCGCACAGATAATCACGCACTGATAGACGTAATCACTAGCACGGAGTTACTTTCAACATGAGACGCACGCACACCCTCGCCACTTTGGGCGTAACAGAGTCGGCTTGGCGCTCAGTAGCTACTGCGCTTAAAGAGGCTGGTGCGCACAACCGACTCGAACCCGGAGAACTCGACTTGAACGGCGTTATGCTCGTCATCGATGATCCCGCGATGTGTTTAGCTAGAGTGCGCGAACGCCTAGTGAATGCTAAGGAAAATGGCTACGAAGATCATCTTACGCAAACCCCTTTAGAGTTAGCCGTCGATCTTCGGGACCGTTGTGATGATCTTGAAAACTACTCTCTTGAGTCTATTGTTTCCGCTGTAGAAAGGGCGCTCGGTAATGTCACGTAGAATAAAATTGCCGGGAGACAGCTACCCCAATAATAAAAAACTTAAACAGATTAAGGACTTTTTTTACGTCCCAGAACACCACGGCGACACGCCCAACCTGTACCGCATATACCGATGGCGTAAGGTAATCATCACCATAGAAGAAAATTTCGATGAATGCTTAACGCCTAAGCTTGTAGCCGTAGCAGATGTACCTCTTTACCTATTAAACCTAAACCGCGTTAGCCACTTCTCCTACCGTGGACTGCTGTGGTATATACGCGATGTATTCGAACAGAACCCTACAGACCTGTCTCTGCTGTTACCCCGTGATCCGTTCGGCAACTTTGCAGGCGGCGGCGAAGTACCCCGCGAGACGTGTTTAATCGCTAAAGCCAACCTAGGTAACCCTCGCACTTTCTACGAAATAGTTAAAAAGGGGTGACTAATTCCCTTTCTTCTAAGAAGGCAAGCCCTTACAATCGACTACATAGCAACCCACCAAATAAAAAGAGCGTACACATGGAAGATCGTATAATTCGGCAAACATTCGGAAGCATGGTAAAAGTTCCTAGCGACTTCCTGCGTGGTCGGCGTGTGCTTAAGGTGAGACCTGTCTACCGTGACGAGTTATTAAAAATAGGAACCGATGAAAGAATAATGTACTACGTTATGCGTGATGGCCAAACGAGGATCGTAGGAACGTGGCGCAACTCCGTGGTCACTGTACTCGCTGCCTAAATTTTTTATTGTATGGTGCAATAATCTGTGATATGCCTAATGTCCTCATCGCCATCAGGATTTCCCATGCCCATCAAGAAACGAACTAACGTACCGAAGGTGCCCTCACAGCCGCACCCGTCACATGGCAAACCAAATCATGACAACCTCATCCCTCTTGAGTACGTACTAAAAGAGCACAACCGAAAAGCGTCGGACGCCGCATGGGACGGCGACGAAGACATGGCCGTTTTTCACGAGGAACAAGCTGCGGAAATTCGTCAACGTATCGCAGAGGGGGAAGTATGGGAGATACTAAACTAATGCCAATAAAAAAACGTCAAAAACCTATAATACCTCTAACCGATGATGCTTTACTATCCATCATGAATGACTGTATCGAACGACTTAAAGAATGCGGCGGCGAAGACCTCGTAGCTGCGGTTACTATACGCAGGGGCGACCAAGCGTACACGGTGGCGCAGTGCGGAGACTACGATGCCGCCATTGCGGCCATGCAATCGATTACAGCTAAAGCTAAGCACGTGAGGCCCGGCACGCTATGAGGTATACCCTACCGCAAGAAGCTGTTTCTTTGCTTTTCCGCGATCTGCGCTCCATTTTATCTAGCGGTTTGCCAGAAGCCCCGCAGCGGGCAATGAGGCGTCTTACTCTTTTCGAACAGATGCATGTGGAGGACTCGCTCATGTCAAATCCCGGTAAAAAGATTGTGATGCTTGCGGACGGCGATGTCCCTTACGTAGCAGACGAGCTACAGGAGGACGGTCGCCTGCACGTTATGCAAGAACACCGATACGCAAAACTTGACCGCGCCGCCATGACCCTTGAGTATAATAAAGTAACAATCGATCTATCTGAGATTGTTTATGAAGGCGAAAGTTGGCCCGACGGTATTGGGGACGTTACCTACGACAACATCTGTAACTACTTTTTTGGAGAGACATAATGTCTAAACTATCACTGGATCAATTCGCGCTTGAGGTTTCCGACAGCCTTGGCATGAACAAGAAAGATGCCAAGGCGCACATCGCCGCAATCTTTGAAATTCTTGCCGAGAACGTGGCCGAAGGTCATGAAGTTAACATACCCGGCTTCGCAAAGTTCCGCCGAAAAGACCGCCCAGCACGGCAGGGTCGTAACCCTAAAACAGGCGAAACTATGGAAATCGCTGCAAAGCAAGTGCCGCACGTCTTGTTTGCTAAAGCGCTCAAGGAAGCTTGTAACGATGCTTGAGCGCTGCATTCCGGTACAAGGTACGTGCGAGGCAGAGACCGCTAAGGCGTTTCTGCTTAAGCCCTGCGTCTTCGACTTAGACGGCGTGGAACACTCCCTTAACGAACTTTGGATACCTAAGTCTCGTATCGCAGACGTTGACCTTGACGACGAAAACAACGTCATTGACGCGGTTAAGGGCGATGACATCGAAATTAACGTAGCCGACTGGTGGTTACGTCAGGAAATGTGAGAGAGCCATGAAACCTCTAATTGGTGCAAAACAGCTACAGAAATTCCTACAAATTCGCGGCTTTTATAAAGGGCGTATTGACGGCATATTTGGGCGCAAGTCTCAGCACGCAACAAAGCTTGCTGTTACGGATTACATCGAAACCAACAGAATGACGTTACGTACTGACGGCTGGAAAGCTGCACGCTGGCAAAACGCAGCGGTACAAATTCTGTTCAAAGACCTTGGGCTTTACAGCGGCAACGTCGATGGGCTAGACGGACCTAATACGCAATACGCTTTGGAGCAGTACCAAAACTTGATGCGTGACACTGACGACGATGACGATGGCGGCACCGTCCCTACACGCTGGCCTCTTTATTCTCAGATGGAGCAATTCTACGGACCCGTCGGTACGTCTCAGAAACGCTTCGACCTCCCCTACCCGATGGTGCTTGCGTGGGATACCGACACGGAAGTTAGCCGTATCACCATGCACGAGAAATGCGGACCATCCGCTATCGGTGTGCTAGAGGAAGTGCGCGACCATTACGGCCTGCCAGCTATCAAGGAACTATATCTTGATATGTTCGGCGGCTCACTCAATGTTCGCAAGATGCGCGGAGGTAATCGCTACTCTACTCACTCGTGGGGCTGTTCCATTGACTTCGATCCAGAGCGCAACCAATTCCGCTGGACAGACAGCCGCGCAAGTCTTGCTGCCAGAGAGTACGAATTCTTTTGGAAGGCTTGGGAACGTCAGGGGTGGGTATCCCTTGGCCGTGAACGTAATTTCGACTGGATGCACGTACAGGCCGTACGTCTTTAGTTGACACACCTCGCACGGGCGAGTAACCTGCAATAGGTATCCTCCCAGATACTTGCGTCGAAAGCGAGGCAGTGTGAAAGCTGTCTCGCTTTTTCCATTTCAGAGGATTATACATGTCCATAAAAAAACGCACCCTGCCCAAAAAACCAAAGCGCAAAAAACGGGTACTTAGCCCCCACCAGAAACGATGCAAACGTCTTTACAATCGATTGCAAGAGGACGATAGCAACGACGGCGTACGTTACGTACTGAACCAACTAACGCCTTTCGAAATGAACACACACCTAGCCTTGCAGTACCTTATAACGCGGGCCGACACGACGGTTAGCACTTTACAGGTAAACGGACCTTACGGCAAAGGTGCTACCTTTCGCGTACATATGGCCTACACAGACAGGACAAAGAAACCTCACTTGGGTTATCTATATCCTCAAAAGGCAGTCGTAAAAACCTCGCCCATATTGCTAATATCGGTTATGCTCAGCTATATCGAACTAAGCAAAAACGTAGGACGTTTTATATGAAACGACGGATAATCAGATCGGGCGGTAAGGTTCTGAACCCATCGGCTTTACCAAAGCAGCCAAGTGTAGGTTTAGTACGTCCCACGTCCACAACATCGGCCCACCCCGTAGTACCTACGCCCACCGACTACATGGGCCGCGCTCTCTCGTCTCAAGTATTCACTCTACATAACGAGCATGTATTAGATCAGGTTTTATTGCAGCAAGGAACGTACACTAATTTCCGGGACACGACCGACGATCCTAACCCCGCTGTTCGCGCCCCCGGTGACATGGAATTACTGATGCGGCGGGTCACGGTTGGCGACAACCTACTAATGACCGCCATGCACGATGCAAACCTGCGCGATAACGCAGTGAGGCAACCTTCCGACACTGTATCGTCGTACTGGGAGCGTATATGGATTGCGTTGCTTACAAACATGTGGAATTCGCCGCCAGCAGCATTGCTAGAAAACCCAAGACTTGCGGCAGCTACCGCTTACCACTTTGTGTCAAACCTTCGCGGCTCCGAGTTTTTAACTCAAGGTCAGTTATCGCAGGTCTTTATGACACAAGGCAGTCGCTTCTATACTGGCGTAGTGATGCGCCTTGAACGTTTACGCGAACGAGACACCCTCAACTACGTGCAAGCGTGGGTTCTGCATTTCAGTGAAAGCAGGGATCACCTGTTCATGACTGCTACTATTGTTACGTTGTATGCCTTGGACAACTACGCCCGTGATACCCTTAATAACCCAGAGCGTAGCAGCGGATTGCCGATACGGCAGATTATGGAAGATTTTTACAGAACGAGAGACCTTCCCGTAACGGACGACGACCCCCGCTACCAAGAGACCGACCCGGAGTGGGACATTGGCGTGGCAGAGCGTAGGCAGGATCGGCAAGGGGTCACTTTCACCGCAGTTAGCGCGGCACAATCCAATCTAATTGACGAACACATAGCGAGGCGAAGCCATGACAATCAAGAGACGGACGACGATACCGAACCCAGAGGCATCCCCACAAACCGCCTCTTACCCTGACGAAGACTTCAAGGTACAGGGCCGCGCGGCGGCACTTCAAGGTTTGCGTTTTGACGTATATATGTTCATAGGTAACAATCCTAACTGCACACGCCGGGACGTAGCTAAAGGTCTAGCCCTTCCTAACAACGTAGCCACCGCGCGAATAAAGGAACTTATTGATGAGGGTTACATACACGAACCGTTAGGTGTTCGTAAACGCAACCCGTCCGGTGTGAACGCTAAAGTATTGCTGGTAACGGATCAAAAGGCGGGCGCTAAACCTCTCGACAAGGTGCGCGTAGAGGTGGAGCTTGCAATCGATTGCAACGGCAATTACTACGTGTCGGAAGCCCACGTATTAAATAGCGGGTATATCGCTACCCCTAGCGGCGCACAACCTAACGGTTATCGCAAAGTAAAGGTTCAGCGCTTCACCATAACTGCCCCTCGCGTAACGCCTCCCAGTAGGCCAATGTACGACCTTGATAGTAAACCTGTAGTTAGTCGCGTAACTCGTGCGGACCTTATAGACACTCAAGGCGAAATTATAGATATTGAAGCGGACTAACTGATCGTTGATATATTGCAAAAAGTTGATATATTCGCCTATGAACACTCCATAGTTAGCGGGCGAACATGTCAAACAAAGCACCTCACACATTAGGCGTCCTAGGCGTAAGAGACTTTAAGGGCGATCTGTACGAAAACAGCCATTACATATACGCTCAGATAGAGTTGTACCTAAAGCGAAACGAACTCTCTTTAGCTGACATTGCTGTCGTCACAGGCGGCGGTAAGGGGGTAGAAAGTATCGTAGTAGCTTGGTGCCGAGCACGCAATGTTTCAGTGCGAAAAATACCTCCAAACATACAAGAGTACGGCCCTAAGGAAGCCTTTGTTGTCCGTAATAACCACGTAGTGTCCGAAGCCACCGAAGTGTTGGTGTTCTGGGACGGGCAAGTAGACATCATAGGTAAGGCTATAATATCCGCAATGAACCAAAGTAAGACGGTTCAAGTAACCCCACTCCAATAAGGTACCATCATGACGACATCCTACATTACAGGCATCGGCGGCTGTATAGGCTCCGCTATTTTTAACCAACTGCAAAATCTTGGCGTCATGGCGCGTGGTTGTGACCTTCGACCGCATTCGCATAGCCGACAGCTTGACATTCTTAATACAGAAGCTTTGGCTATCGATATGGAAGGTTGCGCTACAGTATTCCACTGCGCGGCTATGCTCGGGGTAGAGCACACCGAAAATTTCCCAGAACGTTGTGCAGCCTACAACATCGAAGGTACACAATCTGTTATTGAAGCTGCGAAGCGCGCAGGCGTTGAGCATTTCGTTATGCTGTCATCGTCTGAGGTTTACGGAAAACAAGAACCTAAAAGCGACGGGCTTTCCGAAACAGACAGGCTGTTAGGGTCCAACGTATACGCTAAATCCAAGATACGAAATGAACTAGACGTTCTTGCAATCGATTGCATGCGTACCACAGTGCTGCGGATGTTCAACACGTTCGGCCCCAGACAGGTGCGTCAATTTGTTATACCTCGTTTTATGTATGCCGCGTTGTTCGACCAGCCAATATACCTGTTCGGCGCGCACAAGCATGCGCGCGCTTACCTTTACAGCCAAGATGCTGCTGCGCACATACTAAACGTAATCTCTACGGCCCCCAATCGCTCTGTTGTTAACATAGCGGGCGACGAACCTTACACACTACGAGAACTTGCAAACGAAATAATAGGTATTTGCGGCTCCCGCTCCGAGGTAATTGTGCAGCAAGGGTCCTACAATGACCGCGAAGTGTCGAGAGATATACCTTGGAGGGCAGCAGACCTGTCACTTTTGCGCAAGTACAGTAGCCACGAAACTCTGCCATTCGCAGTTACGCTTGAGTTACTCAAAAGCCAGTTCGGTTCCACGTACGATACATGGGTATTTCAAAAATGACATGGAAACATCGAGACGTTGAAGCTCCGAGGCTACGTATTTTGCTTGATCCCGTTTATATTCAAGTTGCAAATCTCGCTTCATCCTCCACCTACGCCAAGTACAAATACGTAGTCCGGGAGTTGGTAAAGCGGGGCCATTTTGTTTATTGGATGTTACCCGATGTAGATTACACACCTGACGAAATAGAGGACCATCCGCATGTTGGCGTGATACGTACTCAGTACATCCAAGATCAGTTCATAGTTGACGGCCTAGTTACCGACGACTTCTTCGACATGTTCAACCGTATTGCGGGAAAGTACCATCTGGATATTATCGTTACAGGCCGAACAGGCGCAGCATCTATGATGAAGCGGACGCTCGAAAGTCCACGGTTTCACGACTACGGTAAGAATTTCACCGACAAGCACTACGGGTTGCCTATGATGGTAATTGAGGAGTTCCCTCAAAGCCCATCACAGCAATTCGTTGGGGATGCCTATTGGCTAAACCAGTGTCAAGGTTACCTTACAAGCGATTGCACGGTATTTATCTCAGACCACAACCGTGAGGACGTGACGGAGCATATGTTGCCGATTTACTCCGGTTCGACCGTACGAAAGTTCGTAGAAAAAGCGGAAGTCATACCATCAGGTATCAATATCGCTTGGTTGGACACTTTATACGAACCGGATCGCTGGAAACTCGAAAAGCAGTTCAAGGTTATTTCGGTAGGCCGGATAATGGGCGTCAGCTACCGCGAACACCTCGCATGGTTTGACTATCTATATAAGTCGGGCATGGACGCGAAACTTATTGTCTCGCTTGCGGGACGCCTTGGCGGTCCTATGCGTAAAGCGCTAGGGAAGGTGGGGGTAAACTTCGATCCCGATAATCCGCAGTTTCAATTGATCGAAAACAATCCCCGTGAAAGCTTCTTAAAACTGCTTCGAACATGTCATGCGGGGCTTTCGCCTATGTCGCACCTAGACTGTCCGGTAGGTATAGCAGAGGCAATTTATATGGGCGTGCCTCTTGTGTTACCCGTGTCAGACTATCAGAAAACGTTCTTTGCGGATTACCCTTGGGTAGCGAGACCCGGTAAGAAAGAGGAAATACTCGCGCAGCTTGAGGTGATAAAAGACGACCCACAAGCGGCAAGGGATCAGCTTGAGCCGTGGCGAGACTACGTACGAGAGACTTTCGATAACCCAACCAACGTGGCGCTGTTGTGTAATAAAATGGAGGGACTTGCACGTGAGCCGCTTCCACGTTTCAAAACATCAGGAGCTATTCTGGGCTTCCTCGCGGAACTTAAAGGTGAGCGATACACTTTTGGCGATGTCGTTGAGTACCTTCGGGAATGCGGCACTACGGGTATTAGCATTGGCGACCTAGGTATCCGCGCTACTTGGACTTATGGCCGTGGCACTATTCACCACGCTATGCGTTATTCTGGGTATGTCGATCTATGCGACGGCCCTGATGAGATATTCGTCCGAAGGGATGTCTTTGAAGCTACAGCGAAAGCTAGTAAACGCCGAAAAGCGCGGCGCAAAAAGAAGGTAGTACGGAAATGATTAAAGGCGGCAAAACCAACAAAGCAGTACGAACCAAGAAGCGGGCAGGGAAGTCAAAACCCGCCAAACCTACTAGGCGGAACCACCGCACAGTGTGGGGCGACCACTCGAACCTTTTGCTCGTACCTGTAGAGGACCTTATTCCCGACGAAGAAAACCCTAACGAAATGGACGAGGCGACCTTCGACCTTCTCATTGAAGAAATTCGTGAGCAAGGGTTTGACGAACCTTTACTTGTACGCCCGCACCCAACTATTGCGGGCAAGTACCAGATAGGGTCGGGGCATCACCGAACCAAGGCTGCTACCATTGCCGGGTTGAAAGAATTACCTGTTATCGTCAAAGAGTGGTCGGACCTTGAACAGAGAGCCGCCCTCGCTAAACGCAACGCGCTGCGCGGCGACCTTAACAAGGAAAAAATGGTACGTCTTTACGAGGAAGTGGTTAAAGACGTAGGCGATGCGAAATTGGCGCAACGCGCGCTTGGTTTCTCAGACAGCAAAGCATTTGAAAAAATGTACGACCAAGCCCACGCCAGTTTGCCGCCTAAAGCACAGAAAAAACTCGCAGCAGCTAAAGAAAAGATTAAGTCAGTTGACGACCTATCTTCGGTGCTCAATAAAATTTTCAAAGAAAGCGGTAGTGAGCTTGACGAAGGTTACATGGTGTTCTCGTTTGGCGGTAAAAACCACCACTACTTCCAAATCGGGCAAGATACAGAATTGAAGCTACAGTTGATCCTTAAGCACTGCGAACAAGAGGGAGTTGCTTACACTGATTACGTACAATCGATTGTAAGAGAGCACAGCTTGCCAGCGGGCGTCAAACCCGCTAAAAAGAGAGAACCACGAAAAAAGGTTAAAAACTGATGCCGCCTCGCCGTAAGTCAAAGCGTAAAATTTCTGTAGTTGGACGTGAAACTCCTGCGCAGCGGCAAGCGCGTACGGCCACGCAATTTATCATGAAAAATCCGTACTACCCTATGATCCTTAAGGCTATTAGAGCAGGTACGCCTAACAGTAAAATTGCAGAGTGGTGTATCAGCCGGGGTCTTATGGATGTTAACCAGAAAACGGCGGTAGGTTATCTGCAATACTTCCGTAAGACGCAGCCGGGGTTGTGTAAACCGCAAGAGGACGCTGAGTTACCCGGATACGATCATTTGTTTGACGGCAACTCAGTAATGATCGATGAAGAAGTCGAGTTGCTGAAACTGATTTCTCTGCAAAAGGCCCGTATCGGTTTAGCGTTCTCTAATGAACGTAGCCTTAACATGGTAATGACTAGTAACCGGCGAGAGGTAGAGGAGCTTCGCGAACTGCTAATGGCTCTAGCAAAAATGCGAGGTCTTGTAGGTAACCGGATGGACGTAAACCTGCATGGGTACAGCGACACGGTTAAAGACGACCTAAAGGGTATTCAGCAAGACGAAGGGCACAGAAACGTCATAGCCACGCTCGTGTCCGACCTAGCCCAAATGGAGGTACCAGATGGTTAAGCGCCTAAAACCACAGTACCGAGACTTTTCGAAACGCAAAAAACCCTTACGCAGAACGCGGGGGGTTTTAGTCCGTCATGCTAAGTCAAAACCTAAGAACGTACAATCGATTGCAACGGAAGACATGCAGCGCGAACTGGAAATTCGCGACACCGTTGAAGCCTTAAAAGCAGAAATACATCACCTGCCCGACAGGTTACTTAAAGAGCAATACGCGTACGCCATGGATGAGGTCGCTAAGGATGGCGACATAGAGCATCTACTAGAACTCACGCGGTATGTTCGCGGGGTAGTACCTCTAGACGAATTTCTGCACTCGCCAACATATATGGGTATTGAGGAAAACGAACTCTACCCCGGCGTGCTTGAAACTCTAGAAGCTCTAGAGAGCGAGAAATACGTGGAATGCGTATTGAAGGGCGCAATCGGTGGCGGTAAAACGACCGCCTCGCACCTAGGTATGGCGCGAGACATCTACAAGATTTCTTGTATGCGTAACCCTCAACAGACGTTCGGTGTGCAACAGCACTCGTCTATTGTGTTCACAATTCAGTCTGTCCGCCTATCTACGGCTAAGCAGGCGGTATTCGAAGAAATGGGTAAGTTCTTCAACAACTCGCCCTATTTCCGCGAAATCTTTCCGTACGATAGGCGTATTAATTCTCAGATGAAGTTTTTGCAGCACAGTGTGCAAGTGTTGCCCGTATCGTCTTCCGCGTCCGGTGCTATATCTATGAACGTAATCGGCGGGTTGCTTGACGAAGTTAACTTCATGCAGAAGATTGCTCAATCTAAGTCAGGTAGTGCGGACGACAAAGGCGCGTACGACCAAGCGAAAGAGCTTTACTTAACGCTGTCCAAGCGCCGCCGCTCTCGCTTCATGCATAAAGGTAAGCTACCCGGCACCTTGTTCCTCGTATCATCCTCTCGTTACCCAGATGACTTTACCGAAATAAAAGCAGCCGAAGCAGAGATGTGCGGCGGCGATGATCCTGAGATATTCGTATTTAGTAAATCCCTTTGGGAGAGTAAGGGACGGGATCGCTACAAAGATGAAGAATTTCGCGTACTAGTCGGCAATGAACGCACGCGTAGTCGCATACTTACTGACGAGGAGCAAATTGTCGGGGACGACGTAGACATTATTAACGTGCCTATGGATTTCCACAAGGACTTCACCAAAGACATCGATGGCTCTATCCGCGACTTCGCTGGGCATACTACACTCGCTAGTCGTCCGTTTATCCACAATCGTGAGGCTGTGTTCGATTGCATGGACCTAGCGGACCAGTACGCCTACAGTTCTGTCATCCCAGTAGAAGACATCGATCTTGAGGTTTCTCTACCCACAGTACTTGAAAGCCGTTTGCGGACTGACGTTAATACTATGCGTGTTTGTCATGTTGACCTTGCCGTGTCTCGTGACGCTGCGGGGGTAGCTGTAGGGCACGTTGCAGGTGTTCGCACAATGGAACGCACCAACCACGAGACCGGGGAGCGCGTCACTGAGGTACTGCCCGTTATAGCCTACGATTTATTGTTGCGAGTACTACCACCAAGGGACGGAGAAATCGACTTCTCTAAGATACGTCAAATTATCTACGACCTGCGAGATAATCACGGCCTCCCTATCAAAGTAGTGACTACTGATGGTTTCCAGTCTACTGATTTCCGCCAAATTCTTGCACGCAAAGGCTTCGCTACCGAATACCTTTCAATGGATAGGAACAACCAACCGTATAACACGTTCAGATCAGCCTTGTACGACAAGCGTATTATTCTGCCGCGCCACCAGACGCTCGTTAAGGAGTTGACCGAACTCGAATACGTACAAATGAAAAACAAAGAAAAGATTGACCACAAACCGCGAGGTTCTAAAGATGTTGCCGATGCAGTTTGCGGTGTCGCCGCTTATTTGCTCACCCGCCGCCGCACATGGACCCAACAGCCCACATTTCGCGGCGAGAGTGGGTTGCTACTGCACGGGCACCGTACGGGTATGGGTAGCGTAGAGTTGGAGGAATTATCCGAAGAAGAAATGGAACTACGCCATCCAAGCGGTCGGAGGTCTGTTTCTAAGCGTCGTTCTCTTGATCGGGTAACTCCCAGACGGCGCAAATCAGCCTAGCTGTTCTGTATACTTAGCTTGCATGCATTAAGAATTCGTTATATGCTAAAAGCTAACTAACTCGGAGCATACCCATGCCAGACGCACCTACATTTGAGGCCATCCAAACGAAAGTAAGATCGGAACTTCGCAAGCAAGCCCGCAAGGGCAAGCTCGTTGATACAGCTTTCAAAGAAGTTATAAAAAATATGTTCCCCAACGCCACGAGCGAAGAAGTTTACAACTACCGTCGCATGTTCTTTATGGGCGCTGGGGAGCTATTGGCCCTTCAAATGAACGCAACTGACGCTGGGGATTTCATGGAGGTATCGGAAGATGAGTTGAACTTCTTCGATAACGTAATGACCGAAGTTTACACGAAGCATTCTACCATGATTACCCAGCTTCGCGAGTTGCAAGCATTACGTGCGGGTAAGAGCGGTGCCAATTAAACGCCGAATTAAAACACCCAAGAGAAAGCCTACGCATGCGGAGCTTTTAAAGCGCATGGGGGAAATCCTCGCTGCGGGCTATGGTACTGAGGAAGACGCAGCCCGTTATATGGAAGTCCAAGCTAGAGACACCTTAATCCGCCTGCAATCGATTGTAGCAAAAGCAGAAAAAATCCGATCTTGGAAATTCATGGAAGGGTGTTACAGCCAAGCCATGACGCTCTACGTGGTAGCTTCTATTATTTACGAAAAACATCCAGAATACGTTCTAATGTCGGACATAGCCTTCGACAGGCTTGCCCGCTTTCTACTAAAACACTGGGATGAGTTGAGCGAAGACTTTCGCAACTGGTACACGATCAGCGCCATAGACCTAGAGGCGTCCACGGGGTACAACGTAACTGACGACATGCACGTGCGTTGGGTGGTGGCTATACATACAAATACGGAGGTAAATAATGACGGAAGACGTGGAGCACCGGAGACACCACTCGACGGACCCAGAGTACTACGAAGGAAAGCTAAGCGAGGAAGCAAGTTACGTACGAGCAAAGTTAGAAAGAGAGTTGGACAATCTGTACTCAAGGCAAAGAGAATCAAGAGGGGTAGACCGTCTTCGACTGACTAAGCGAATTGATACCTTAGAGGAAACCTTAGCATGGCAGGGGGCTAACCCTAAATCCTTACCTATCGCTGAGTTGCGCGCGCATATACGAGCCGCCCACGGCGAAGACGGGCAAATTGCCGCAGCACGCTCTAGGATAAAAAACAGGGCAACAGGTATCCGCGCTTTTTGCGTTACTTGTATGGGTGGCGACGTGCCGGGGGTTCGTCAATGTCCTTCAATCACTTGCCCCCTGCATCCTTTTCGCATGGGAAAAGACCCGTTACGTGGGTACGCCATACCCAAAATGGAAATGCCCGAACTTGAAATCGAAGACGATGACGTGGGCGAGTACGAGGATACCGACGATGCCGATTAAGAAGCGTTCGACCGTCCCTACGGCGGAGCAAGCCGAGGCCATCAAGCCGTTGAACATCCAGCCGGGGGTTAAGAAACCTATCCCACGGGAAGGCCGTATAAACGACTTACTAGGCGATCAGCTATCGGGGTCTGCGGTTCGGGCTATTGGCTCTCTAGCGGCGTCTATACACGATCCCACGGACGAAACGATGACGGCACACGACCGGGTAACCGCTCTGCGGACGGTTTACGACGAAAATAACCCGCAAGAACTGCGCTATAGAGCGCGGGTGCGCAACAGGGCCACGGCAATCACTGCCTTCTGTATTACTTGCACTGGCGGTCGCAAAGCAGTAACAGAGTGCGCGGCAACGCAGTGCCCTCTATGGGCATTTCGGTTTGGCGGCGACCCTTTTTATGGAAAGCGAAAATAATGGAACGACAAGTTTTTAGCGCAAGCTGGTGCACCCACGCACCTTGGGCACATCCGATTTGGCAATGGTACGCTTTATTGCTCGTAGACCTTACTACGCCAATTTCGGGCAAAGCAGAGCCTATAATATTTCATCCTGACGGAACGCACGAACTCACAGTGTGGGCCATCAACCCCGACATTAATAGCAAATGCAAAGAAGGTAAGTTGCTAATCGGAAGTCAAACGTACATGGCGGTGGTTAGTAACCTTCTACAAGGACCTAACCAAGTCTTTCAATGGAGGGCGGAAAGCAACAATGACGCAGAGCGCCGGGTTCAAGATATTTACAACTCAATCGTTGCCAAAGGGTTAAGCCCCGACACCGACTTCAACCAAGCGTGGGTTGACCTCTACCCCGACTGGACATCTGCGAGGAACGTACAGTAAATGAGTAACAATCCACCAGACATCGAGTTACCGTTAACTCACGAGGAAGCCTCTCTGTTACTACGTCACTGCGAAAGCAACGTAGGGCAGGGTCTCGCCATTTTACAGGAAATGAAAGACACCATGCCCGAAGACGGCTTACGTAAAATCGCAGACATGATAGACGGTTACTCTACGATCATGAAAAAGCTGCGCAAAGCGGGGGCCAAGTCCGATGCCCATTAAGAAGCGACTTAGCGAAGACCAGCGCATAAAGAAACAACTCCCTAAGCACTGGCGCGCTGCTTTTCGCCACCCATTGCTTAAAAAGTTTACATACGGCAATGGATGGACCCTTACCCCTAAGTCATTGGCACATGCCATCGAAAAAACTGCCAAGTGGAAGGGTGCAAGCTATACTGAGAAGTGCCTAGTGCTTGCGCTAGACACCATTTTGGAAAAGTCGCACGGCATCTCGGTACTTGAGCCTGAAACTTACAATCGATTGCAAGCGCACCTAGAGAGTAGCCAGACCAAAATTGAGGCCGAAAACTTTCGAGCGTGGCATATATGGTGCTGGGATATATACCACGATCACTACAGACTGCACGATATGGAAGTAGGCGACCTGCGCCTGCCCGAACCACCCAAATCAACCCGAAAAGCTTTGCGTAAGAAAATCAAACGTAGGAAGTTGCTAAAAAAGTAGGCTTCTGCTATTGTCTACGAAACTTTCCACGGAGTTTCGAACAATGGCGAAAACACGTCGCAGAATTAAAGTAAAAAAGTCAGCCCAAAAGCCCCAACGTAATGAAGCGCCGTTATTCGCAGGCGGCGTACGTCAAGACGTTATAGGGCACACAAAAGACGTGGCGGGCCTCACCGAACTTGAGCAAATGAACAAAGGGGTCTACGGGCTTTTTGATAGCACGAACCCTCATTACTCCGTGGTTCACGGCAACATCATGGACAAGAACAGCCTGCGGTTGATCGAACCCGTCTACCCTTACCGCGACTTGTTAAAGGTCTACCACTCATCTACGATCCTGCGTCAATGCGTTGACAGCTATGTGACTAACATCGAAAGCTATGGTACGGAACTCGAATACGTAGGACCGGAGGGTCAAGAGGATGGCCGCGCTGCGCAGAACGAGAAAGCGCGGGTTGAACGCCTACTTGCTACGATCACGACTGATGGTCGCCCACTCAAGCGCCACCGCGAAGATAGCCGCGTAGACAAAGAGGTGCTTGGCGCACGTTGCTTCGAGATAATTCAGGATGCCATGGGTCGCGTTGTCCATATGGACCACGTGGAAACGTCTACCATCCGTATGACCTCGAAAGAGAAAGATTACACCGAAGTCTTTGCAATCGATTACAAGACAGGTGCACGCAAAATGGTTCGCCGCCGTTTCCGTCGTTTCTTGCAGGTACTAGAAGACGGTCGCAAAATCTGGTTCAAGGAATACGGCGATCCTCGCAAAATCAGCCCCACAACAGGGGAAGTGGACAATTCCTTACCTATCGAAGACGAAGCAACCGCCCTTTACCACGACAGTCTGTACGCGCCGGGAACCCCCTGTGGTATCCCACGCTGGGCGGGCGTCATTCCTACGTTACTTGGTGCGCGGGAGGCTGAAATGGTTAACCTTAACTTCTTCCGCGACAACGCAATACCCGCAATGGCCGTTCTGGTTAGCGGTGGCGCTCTCACGGAGGAAAGCTTCAACAAAATTGACAGCTACATTCAAGGCGTGCGTGGTGCGGCCTCTATGAACCGTATTGTCGTTATGGAAGCCACAGCCGAAGGTGCCGATGCCGCCGCCGTGGATGGTTCGTTACCCGCACCCAAGGTTGACCTCAAGCCGATGCTTTCCGAGCGTCAGCATGAGGGGCTTTTCAAAAACTACATAGAAGAAGCCGAACGCAAGTCGCGGTCCAGCTTTCGCTTACCCCCGCTCTACATAGGTTCAGCATCCGAATATAACCGCGCCAGCGCCTTTGCGTCTGTACTCACAGCGGATCAGCAAATTTTCGTACCCGAACGCCTCGCATGGGACACCATGTTTGATAACGTGGTACTAAGCACGCACAACATCCGTTTCTGGCGCGTACGATCCACTGGTCCCGGCCTGCAAGACCCGCAAGAGGTTGCAAGGGTGGTCAACAGTCTTGGCCGCGAAGGCGCACTCACGCCAAATATTGCAGTGAAAATCGCTAACCGTTATCTCGACGCAGATATTCGCCCTGTCACAGATGAGTGGGGCGATCTGCCCTTCAACGTCATCATGGAGTACATCAAGGACGGTAAGACTATTAAAGGTCTCGACATTTTTGAGGAGGAACTTGAGACAGTCGTACCAGAGGCACCCGACAGTACCTCCGAGCAAGACGAAGGGGCGCTCAACGATCAGCAAATCGAACAAGCTTCTACCGTCAAAGTTGTCCGTAGACTTTTGGATGAAGTTTCTGATACATTACAGAAACGGCTCGAAGATGCCATTGACGAACGCTTACAATCGATTGCAGCGGAATAACATATGACAACTCGCGTTAAAGACCTACTCGCTAAGCATCGATTGCCGATGCATAACGTAACTAAGGTTAAGGATATATTGCGTAAACAGCGCAACGGGCCAGAACTCATACAGGCAAACTACCGCATCGACAAAGTGTCGTCGGATGACGAGCAACTCGTAATGGGGCAGGTTTATGCCCCCGATAGCCTAGACGCACACGGCCATTTCATGACGGCACGAGAACTCAAGAACGTCGCACACAATTTTCTTGCCGACGGTTTGCTAACATCAATTGACGTACAGCACGATAACATTCCGGTAGATGCTGTTATCGTGGAAAGCTTTATTGCCCGCAAAGATGACCCCGACTTCGAAGAAGGATCATGGGTAGCGGTCACAAAAATCAACGATCCCGCCGTTTGGAAAATGGTCAAAGACGGCCAGATTAACGGCTATAGTTTCGAAATCCTGACATACCGTTCCGATCTTGTCGTGGAAATCGAATTCAAATCATGGTATTTTGGGTTTACGGACCCTGATCCGCATGATAAACATACTCATCCTTTCATTGTCCGCATGGACGCAAACGGGGAAATCGTACCTACCGAGACTGGTATAGGTTCTAACGGAAGCCCTGCCCATCCCATCACAAAATCCAACCTGACCGGAACTATAAGCGGACATTCACACCGCATTCACTTGAGGGACTGAACAATGAAAGCCAAGGTAAAGCGTACGATTAAAGAGGCGTCAAAGCTTCATGGCTCGACCGCTGGTTTCGTCTCCCTCGTAGACGCGGGGGCCAATGAAACCCCGTTCACCCTCATCAAATCAAAGAATGGAGCACGCGCTATGGGTATCAAAAAGCGTAAAACCCCGGTGGCAAAGTCGCATAAGGCGGTCAACCGGAAAAACAAGTCCAAGACGGAAACTAAAACGGTTACCGAAATGGCTAAAATGATCTTTGACGGCGACACGTTCGAAGACGAAGCCGCAGTCGAGGCGCACATCAAAGCCGCTGAATGGGATGTTGAAGATGGTATCGCCATTACAGAAAACGACGACGGCGACTTTGAAGCCCGCCCGGAAGGTGTGTCCGACGAAGACTACACAAAACTCGGCAAGGTCGAAAGCGACGAAGAAGGCGTTACGTATTTCGTTGGCGAACGTGAAGTAGAGGTCAAGGACGAAGACGCATCCGACGACGCTTCCGAAGAAGACGAGGACGAGGATGGTGATGAGGCCACGACTGAAAGCAAAAACGACGACGCTTCCGAGGATGACGAGGAGGACGACGCCGAAGGCGCTGATGCAGTCTCAGAAGATAAGGGAGCAGGTAAGAAGAAGCCTTATTCCAAATCTACCACCAAACCCGCCCCCAAGAAGCTTTCGAAGCGTGCACTGTTCCTCGCCAAAAGATCAGAAGCCCGCGCGTCTGAGAAGAAATTCGATGCATGGGACGCTATGTTCTCTAAGGGCAACACTTTGGCAAAGACACTCTCTGACGGCATGGGTTGGGACGGTGTTCCTCCCGGCGTTGCGGAGGTTCAACTGGCGTTCACCACGACTATTGGAAACATTCTTGCAGCCGATGATGACGACAAGCAAGAGACGCTGAACAAGGCCGCAGCAGACTTTGCAGAGATTGTCGGAGGTCTTGACACATTCTTTAGTAACTACGTCGAAGGTGATGAAGAAGAAATCGCCAAAGCGTTCGAAGACGAAGCCGAACGTGAAGCCTTGTCTAAGTGGGCCGACGATTACGCAGATTTCGTTGCAGAGGGTGAAACCCCTGCAACGAAGACGGTTGCAAAAGCCGCCAAGTCAGAGAACGACGATGGCACTGCAATCGATTACAAGCAAGTGACTGACACGGTTGCGGACCTTG